TAATTATTTTTAGTAATGAATTACCTAATATTAAAAAACTATCTGTAGATAGATGGAAGATTTATAAAATTTTATCCAATAAAAATGGAAATAATTATAAATTGAAAGAAAAAATACCTCAAGAGATTTAGAGGTCATCATATTGATACTGAACCATAGTATCATAGACACCTAATTGAAAGCCATCTACATAAGATGTGTTATGGTCGTTGGGTGTTCCTACAACAGACACATATAAATTATCATTTGGTGTATTTGTAGTGGCATCTTGGAATTTCATATTTTTAGAAAGAAATTTAGTAATATCTATATTTATATTTTTCGCATTTGTAATATTCCTACAGTTTGTTAGAGCACCACCTGATGGTGTTGATGCTTGAGAGTAGGTTTGAGCCCAGCATAAAACTCTTTTATGGCATTTGAGAGTAAATGTATCATTATTTACTTTCATATTTTGACTTTCTGGAAGAGTATTACTCTTAAAGTCTGTTGAAATGTTTCCATATTGTAAAAACTTTCTAAGTTCAACTGCTGATTGACTGTTGCTTCTTTTATACTTATATACATAAATATCAAAGTAAATTGGAGGAGCATATCCTGATGCTGATGTAATTGAAATACATTCCAAATTTAAAGAAAGAACTGCTCTTCTAGTTGATACTTGGTTGCCTATTCTTTCGCCTTGACCTGTGCCAAGTGCTATAGATGGTGTAAGAGGAACACATTGAATTGCGTTGTCATTTAACCAATTGGTGATGACATTACCTCTTTGTATTTTGGGCTCTAGTTGTTTGGTTTCACTGGCTCTATGAACTACTTTAAGAACCTTTTTTGAAAAGGAAGTAGAGGAGGAGGACTTTTTACCTCTTTTTTTTTGACTACGTTTCCTGGAGGAATAAAAAGGTCGTCTGGAGCGTAAGCGTCTGTAGCGTGGATAGTATGCCATATAATTGACATTATAAAATAATTAATCTATAGGTTATTTAATTATTGAGGCGGCATCAAGGGCCATTCCTTGAGTTCCTGGCCCTTGAGATATTTAAAAAAAAAAAAAAAAAAAATTTGACATTTTATTTTTTTTTTTTGTTTTCTTTCTAATATTATTTTATATATCTAATAATATTGATGTCTGAAACTGTTCCAAATTGTTCCAAAGAAATTGGGGTAGAAGGTAATAGTATTTCTTCTACCCGTGAAGATGTTAAGCCTCTTGTTATTGCCCCATCTAAAAGATGGTGTTTTACTTATAATAATTATACTGGTCCATTATTAACATTATTATCTGAAATATTAAATATTAATTGTTCTATAGTTTTTTATTCTAAAGAGATAGGTGAGAGTGGAACTCCACACGCTCAAGGTTATTTTGAATTCAAGAAGAAAAATAGACCTTTAACTGTTTTTAAAAAAACTCTATTGGAAGGGCTTATACACTTTGAAAAGGCTAAAGGAAGCCTTAAAGAGAATTATGAATATTGTAGTAAACAGAGTTTGTTTCATTATTTTAAAGGTGTAGAACAGTTAAGGAAATTAAAATTAATTACACCTAATAGATACTATCAAGAATTTATATTAAATATTATTAAGGAAGAACCTGATGATAGAACTATTTATTGGTTTTATGAAAAGGAAGGTAATGTTGGTAAAACCTGTTTTACTAAATATTTATGTGCTGAGCACAATGCTTTATGTTTGAGTGGAAAATCCGCTGATGTCAAACACGGCGTGGTTTCTTGGCTTGACAAGAAGAGTAGCACGCCTTCACTAATAGTGTATGATATACCAAGAAGTTTTTGTAATGAATTCTTAAACTATGAAAGTTTAGAAAGTATTAAATCTATGATGTTTTATAGTGGTAAATTTGAAGGAGCTATGGTGAATGGACCACCTTGTCATTTAATTATTTTTAGTAATGAATTACCTAATATTAAAAAACTATCTGTAGATAGATGGAAGATTTATAAAATTTTATCCAATAAAAATGGAAATAATTATAAATTGAAAGAAAAAATACCTCA